TTTCAGAAGGTGGCATTGTACCTGTAAATCCAAATTTATAATCTGTATTAATAAAATTTAAAACCTTATTAAGTTGATTTCCCTTCCTTAAGGAATGAGCTTCATCCATTAATAAAATTTTAACGTCTGCTAATTTGGATAAATCTGAACTCTCACTTAATAATATTTGTGTACCTGCTACTATTATGGTAGCTTCTGGATCTGGTTTATTGTTGCCAGACCATTTAGTAACTCCTTTTAATCCATAGGAAATAAAGTCATTGGCTGTCTGTTCTACTAATTGAAGTGAAGGGACGGTAACTAAAACTAAAGCATCAGGGTCTTTAAGATTAGCTCTTAGACTTTCTATAAGAGTGGCACATATTAAGGTTTTTCCTCCAGCTGTTGGAATTAAAGTAACTCCCCTACCTTGTTTAAGAGCTGATATGACTGACTTCTCTTGATAATCTCTCAGTTTTAAACTTAATTCTTTAATTTCTGGATTATCAAATCCTGGATTGAATATAGTTTTAATATCTGGATCTATACTATATTCGTAATGATTTAATTCTACAAAAGTAATAACATCCTTAAACAGACCTATATCAAATTTACCAGAAGGTGTTATAGCATATAATCTAGGTTGTATATAAGGATTATTTCTTCTATAAGCTGGATTGGCTATAGAAAATTTTTCTCTTATCAATGATATACTTCTTAAGTCTCCACTGATTTGAATTTGTTTCTTTTTGTTTATTAAAGCAAATGATATCATGTGGTTTCTAACTTATTAATCTCTATAATATTTTTGAGATCATAAGTCATACTCCTAAAGATAGATTCAACCTTTTCTAAATATTCAATGACTAATTTTGTATTAGTCATTTCTTCGTCTATTTTCTGAATAGCTTCAGACTCTTCTATCTTTCTATCTAAAGCAGTTTTTGGTATACCAGGAGGAATTCCTTCTCTTTCATAAGAAGCATAAACTGCTGCTCTTATAGACTTTCTTTTTTTGTCTAAAGAATAAAGATATCTCTTTTGCTCTATAAGACGAGCTACCCATTTATGTTTAATAGCTGGCAATCTTAATTGTTTTTCTAAAAGATTTAGTTCGTCTACTTTAGTATCTTCTTCTAATTCTTTTTTGATTTCTTCAATTATAACCATAAATATAACTAAATTATAACATATGGCAAGTAAATTTCAACGATTAATAGATAATATCATGGAGGATATGAATGCATCAGGAGCTGGTGGAGCTTTTGGTACTCCACAACAAGCTATATATAATCCACCTTCAAATATAAATTCCGGTGATACATATGCCCCTAACAATGCCATGAATATTTTTGGATTTCCTAAAATGGCTAGAAGAAAGAAACCTGAGTTTTTAGTATTTGGTAAATCCAAAAAGAAAGTAAGAAAGAAAAAGAAATAATGGATAATGGCCATTGGATATTAGAAGAGGGTGTAGAAATAAAAGAAGACACCTTTGGATTTATATACGAAATAACTAATACAGTTACAAATAGAAAATATATTGGTAAGAAACAATGTATTTCACGTTTTAAACGTAAACCTTTAAAGGGTAAAAAAAATAAACGTATAGATTATAAAGAATCTGACTGGAAGAAATATACAAGTTCTTCTAATGAATTAAATGCTGATATAGAAAAATATGGTAAAGACAAATTCTCTTTTAAAATATTAAAGGCTTGTGGTTCTAAGTGGGAAAATGCTTATTTTGAAATAAAGGAACAATTAGAACGTAATGTTTTAATGAGAGATGATTATTATAACGGTATAATTAATGTTCGTATAGGTACCCCACCAAAAGAAATCAAGTCAAAATTCCAGTCTGAGGTTAAGTAGTAAAATGGCTAAAACTCAATGCATCTATTGTTCTTCTTCAACTTACGGAAGACCGTGTCTATATTCTCCAACTAATACCCACGTTCATATGGATGAACCTGGTAAGTGCATTTATTGTGGTTCTCCTCATGTGGGTGGTGGCTGTATTTATAATCCATACGGAACCCAACACGTTAAGGGCCCAGAATATCTTATAAGTGCTAAGGTAAAAACAGAAAAGGCTATAGTTTTAAATTATCTTTTAAATAAAATAGGAGCTGAAGTTATAAGTGAATCTTATACATCTCCTTTGGATAGATTTTACAAAAGAATTGTTAACATTATATTAACAACGGCAGAACCTTTACTAGAAGCATTAGGATTACAACTAGCTTCTATTCATTCAAGATTAGAAAAACAGCAACTCATAACAGCTTTAGAATATAAACATAAATTTAAAAAACATTTCAGAGAATTGAACAAAACCATATCAGAAGCTGGAATGCAATTACCACCAGAAATAGTGGAAGAATATCTCATTGATGCTATAATGGATAGCAAAGATGGAGAGTCGAAGAATTAAAGATTATCTAGTATATTATATTCCTCAGAGAGTTATTATATTTCCTATAAATGAATATCAGGAAGTAATAATAGATAATATTATTAAAAATTTCTTAGAATGGGGATTATTAGACAATAAAATTATTAGTTGTAAGGAAAAATATTTTAAATATTTTTTAGAAAAAGAAATAGATTCTATTTTAGATTCTTTTAGAATGATGTTTTCTGATCTAAATGTAAAAATATTAACAGTTTATAAAAATATAGAAGTAGGAGATTCTTATAAACATTGGTTTGAAGATAATACTCGTTTTAGCAAGGTTTTAATATCCACCCTTAAGAAAAAAACAAAATATTTTAAAGAAATAAAAAAGGATAACCTGTTGTTTATCAACACAGAAGGCAAATTTAAAGGTATTAAATTAGGAGTACCTACTGGAGAAGAAACAGAATTTTTACAAAAGACTCTTGCAAAATCAAATACCCCTAATAATTAGAGATAGGAAGCCTCGGTACCTTCTTTATAAAAAGAAACAGGAAAATTACTCTTTATCTACTAATTTAGCAATTTTTAAATAAGTATAAAAGTAAATGTATTATCCTAATAATAATTTAAGTGATGAAATAACACCTGTAAATGATGTTTTTTTGATAAATGCTAAACCTTATATAAGAAATGTAAAACCTTATTCATTTAGTTTATCTAATACACTTTCATCATTTCAACGAGTTATTGTTTCTGGTAAGAATTTCTTTTCGGTTACAAATGTTTTTCTAAGTGGTTCTAATCCATCAATGTTTGATGGTGTTACACTTTTTAATCTTTTTTCAGCTGAGTCTAGATTATCAGCTACGAATCCTCCATTCAGTGCTATAGAAATTCCAATATTTACTCAGATAGATAATGTTATATATTTTGATATACCACCAATAAAACAAAACGGATTTTTAGATGTTATTATTTTAAACGAAACCGGATATGGATTATTATCAAGAGATAGTTATAAACCAAGCTTAAGTGCTTTGAGAAAATTACAATTACCTAGCATTTATGGGATTAAGGTAGGTATATTTGACAATGAAAATATATTCTTTACAACACAATCTGGCATGTGGTTTATTACACAAAATAATATACCACTGACATTGGAGAACTAAAGGATAATTATATCAAATAATGAGTATTAAATTTACAGATCTACCTCTCTCAGAAAATTTACAAAACAATGATATAATTCCTATTGTAAGGGATAATGTGAATTATATAGTAAATGGAAGATCATTATATAATTCATTGACTGGAAATTTTTATAGTTCTTTATACAGTTCTCTAACCGGTAAATTAGTTCCTAATACGGCTATTAATTCAGTATCTGGTAATTGGAATACAGCATATCAAACCGTTTCAGCAGGAATTTTTACAGATAGACTTACTACTAATAATAATGTTCAATTAGTTCTAAACAAAAATACACAATTATTAGAATTTAAAAACAGTAATGGTTCTATTTCATATATTAACATGAATGGGGGTGGTTTTGCTTTAGCTGGAAATATTGATACATCAACTGGCGGTACACCCAATAATGGAGGCAGTATTACAACTAACGGTAATGACGGTGGAGCCGGAGGATATATTAATACATCGGCAGGAAGCTGCGAAACAGATTCAGCTGGTGCTGGTGTTGGTGGATACATTAATACTAGTGGCGGAAATAGTACTAATGAATGTGGTGGAGGTTATAATGGCGGTTATATTGACACATCAAACGGCGGTGGTTATATTAATACAAGAGGTTGTTACACTGCAAGTGGAGGCTATATTGATACTAGTGCTGGATCTTGTTTAAATGGCTATAATACACATGCAGGAAATGGTGGATGTTTTATTGCTAAAGGTGGTAACGCTGGTGAACTTGTAAATGGTTCTGATGCAGGTTCAATTAATACATCAAATGGTGGGGGATCAATTAATACAACTGGATCAGGTTATATTCAATTTGGTTATAATACAAGAAGAACAACATTAAGTGGTTCAGCAACTACTAATAGAACTATTTTATTACCTAATAAAGACGGAACATTAACATTGTCATCGGAAGTTAATACAGTTTCTAGTCAATTAGTTACAACAATTAATACGGTTTCTAGTCAATTAGTTACAACAATTAATACGGTTTCCAGCAGATTAACTGCTTATCAAAGTATTTCTAGTAATTTTGCAGTAACTGCTCCAACGAGTGTTATTGCTACATTTCAAAACAGTAACGAAACATTAAGACTATTTACAACAGAAGATTATGGAGCTACATTAACAGAGATTGGAGAGTATACTAATTTAGTAGGTGGTACATTTGTAAGAGATCCAAGTATTACATACTATCAAGACGGGAATTACTATATTGCTTATACAAATAATTGGAGACAAGATAAATCATTAGCTTCTGGTAATCCTCCAACATTTAGCATTTTAAAGTCTTCGGATCTTGCTAACTGGACTCTTCATACAACAGTTTCAGCTCCAGCAAACAGCTTAGCAGTTTGGAGTCCTTGCTTCTTTACGGACACAGATGGTAGTCTTCATACATTGTTCTCTGCTTCTTCTTCTTTAGATGGGGATGGTTATGCTAATAAAAATCAATTTTATTATACAAGACCTCAAACAGTTAGTGGAAATTTATCAGCATGGACATCTCCAGTACCAGTTACTCTCACTGGTTCTTCTTATGTTTATGATATGTTTGGAGCTGCTACTATTAAAGTAGGTTCAACATATAACTTGTTTTTCATATCGGGTCCTGGTGCAGTTCTTTATAGAGCTACTGCTTCTTCTATCTCTGGTCCTTATACAGTTGATCCATATTATCCAAATACATGTGGTGTACCAACTCTTGATGGTATTGTCAATGTAAATAAACTTCCAAATGGTGTTTATAGAATGATTATAACAACACAAAATCCTTATGCTGCTAAAATTTATGATAGTACCGATTTACTCAGATGGACAGATAAAGGTTGGATGGGTGGAGATCTAAATCAAAATTTATATAACGCTAATAATACTTCTGGACTCAATAATTCCTCAATGTTAATTCTGCCGTCTGCAGCAAAAATTTCATTAGCAACAAAAGGTATACCAGTTGTATATACCCCTTCTGCAGGGATAGAAGGAGTTACTAATATTAACAAAAATCAAGGTAGTACATCAACATCAGGTACTATTTTACCATCAACTCTTCCGACATTAACTGTTACATTATCTGGCACAGTTGGAACAACATCTGTTTCTGGTACTGTTGTTTCCTCAACCGGTTCGTATTCACTTTCAAGTGGAATGACTCTTTGGTTTGATGGATCTGATATAAATTATGATGGAAATCCTTCTCCATATCAAGGAGAATTTCAAATAACAAAAACAGGCAGTAGTAAGTTTACATTTAATACAAATCGTCCAGTTAAAACAACTAATCCGACTGGTACAATAACTGCTAAAAACTATTGGGTCACTTTATTTGAAGGTTATAGTAGTGCTTCAATAGCCGGTCTTCTTACAATATCTACAAATGCAGAAGGATCTCGACATCGCTGCGTACTTGCTATTTCTACAGGATGTAACAGTTCCGATCAACCAGACATCAGAGTACTAACAAGCAGTGGCTACTCTTTCTTGAGTCATGTTAGAATTTCGACATTGGGAGATATTTCTGGTTGGGTTAAAATAGAAGCAAGACCAGCTGGATCAGCTGGCTCTAACACTACAATTTCTGCAACTTATCAATCATTAATGGGGTCTTGTATACCAGCAGTTAAACCATTAAAGTGGGGTAGTAATGGACCTCTTGCATATTCAACACGTAAATACGTAGGTATTGGTGCATCGAATCCGAGAATTATTAATAACTGGAAGATGGATCTCCCAGCTGTAGATAGTGGATCATATTCTTACATATACCCAGACTTACAAAATAATGGAACACCGGATGGTCCCTTAAGTGTGTCGTATGGTGTATATTATCAACTTGATAATATGCCAAGCTATACATTTACTGCACATTATCCAGGTTTACCAGAGCGTTTAATACTGACTAATTTAGGTCAAGGAACCGGAGCCGCCCACTGGCTAACAGCTCAATTATATAATCCATCAGGTGCAGCAACTACAGCAACAACTGTTTACGGCACATTAATGATTAACTACGGAGCTTAAAATTTATGAAATACTCTATCACGTTTACAAGAACTGGATTTATATATACACCAGTAGAAGAAGTTCAAGGTAATGAAGTCATTGTTGAATCTGATTCAGAACCTACTGTAGAAGAAATGCAGAAGGCTTGGGAAGATAAAACCGGTATTAGTAACTGGCCTTGGAATTCCTAGAATAAGATATAACTAATACATCTATTAATTTGCTAATTAATAAAATTGGTATATTATATAATGTATGTCAGACAAATATGTTATTTTTCATATTGATGGTGGGTGTGGTAAATCTATAGTTGGTACTTCAGTTGTTAAGTCTATTAAAAAGGCTTATTCAGAACATAAATTAATTGTTGTAACTTCTTATCCAGAAGTTTTTATACACAACCCTAATATTTTTAGAGTTTATAAATTTGGCCACATTCCTTATTTTTATGACGATTATATAAGCAATAAAGAATCAATTATTCTACGAATGGAACCATATCATTCAGGTGATCTTCTTTACAAGAGGAAATCATTATCAGAAATTTGGTGTAATGTTTTTAATATACCATTTGTTGACAGTAAACCAGAAATTTTTTTGACAGAGAGAGAACTTATATATGCTCAAAATCAATTACGAAAAGAAGGACCAATTTTAATAATTCAGTCTTCAGGTGGTGCTGAAAGTCAAGGCCATCCCTATTCTTGGTCTAGAGATCTTCCGCCATCATTTACTCAAGAAATAGTAGATAATGTGAAAGATAAATTTAATAAAATATTACATATAAGAAGAGACAATCAACCAGAATTACAAAACACAATTAAAATATCAGATAATTTTAGGAATTTGTTTTCTTATATAAGTCTTGGAGATAAATTTTTATGCATGGATTCTTTTGTACAACATGCAGCAGCAGCTTTTAATAAGAAAGCTACAGTTGGATGGATTTCTAATTCACCGGTTGTTTTTGGTCATGAAATTCATGATAACATTTTAGCATCAGGATCAGAATCATTTAGACATCGTATAGATTCTTACCTAGAGTCTGAAGATTGGACAGGAGGAAGATTTCACGAATGTCCTTATGACAATATTGCAATTATGTTTAATAAAGATCAATTTATTGAATCTATTTTAGGATCCAAAAATGATTTAGTATTTGATATTCAATCCCAATCAGAAATTAAATTTATATGAAGAATATATTTTTTAATTCTTCAATGCCTCGTAGTATGAGTACATTGCTTCAATGTATTCTTAATCAGCATCCAGAAATTCAAGCAACACCAACAGATCCAGTATTAGAATATCTTTATGGAGCTAGAATGAATTTTACAACTACGCCAGAAGTTAAAGCTATAGATAAAGATTTAGCATTAAAGACTTGGAAAGGTTTTTGTAAAGGTGGCCTAGAAGGTTATGCTTCTTCTTATACAGACAAGCCAAATCTTTGTATTAAAACAAGAGGAGGAACTATTCATTATAGGTGGTTTGAATCATTTATGCCATATAAACCTAAGATGATTTGTATGATTAGAAATTTAAAAAGTATTTTTTCTTCTATGGAAAAACTTTTTAGAAAAAGTTCAGAATATCATCAAGCTATACAAAATCATTCTGAGATGAAAGGTACTAGTACAGCTAAAAGAATTGATTCTTGGGTTGCTTCACCTCCAGTTGGACTAGCATTAGAGAGATTAAATCAAACCTTTTTAGAAGGTATTAATAAAGAAGTACTTTATATTAGAGCAGAGGACTTAACTTCTTATCCTCAAAGAGAAATGGATAAGATTTATCAGTATCTTGGAATACAATCATTTAAACATGATTTTGATAATATAGAACAAACAATTAAAGAAGATGATTCAGTTTATGGCTTTACTTCAGATTTACACACGATCAGGCAAAAAGTACAACCTTTGACACCAGACTATAATGAAATTTTAGGCAAACAAGTTTGTGATTGGATTGATAACAACCTTACTTGGTATCAACAAGGTTTTGGTTATACGAAATAACTTTAGGAAGCTGTTACAACTAGAGCACCACCAGTTGATACTGTAATAGTCCATCTTTTACCAGTTGTATCTTTCATAATAAGATTTGATGGTGTATTAGATATTTCAACATTATTAAAA